CAGGTTGGACAAATAATAATAGTGAAGGAACACAATGCACTGCTCCTGCTGATTATAGAGGTAGATGTAGTAGAACATCGGTATTTAATGGTTATTCTCCTCAAGGGAAACAACAGTGGGCAGCTGGTTGTACCGCAAGATGGCCGTTTAAGTTAAATACTGTAAATCAATTAAATAATCAGTCTAATGTTATTAATGATACCGTTAATAGTAGAATAGGTAATTTTACAAATACAACAGTCTTAAGTCAGTTTAATACGTATGATAATGGAGTGTATGTTGTGGCATATAGACTTGGTCCCAACAATAGTAGGGGTGCTATTATAAAAGAAGGTATTTTAACAACAAATGTAAATTTTAATTGGGGAGTGGGTTTAATTTTTGGTATTCGGGATAATGCTACACAAACAAATACTGATCAGATTTTTATGGAATTAACTGGATATATTAAAACTCCTGTAAATGTTAGCACTATACGGTTTAGATTAACAAGTGATGATGGAAGTAGATTAATATTTTCTACAAATCAAATTAGTAATATGCGAATGATTATTGATATGTGGGGGCTACAAGGTTCTACTACTAGAGAAAGTGAGGTTTTAACAGTTCAACCGGATAGCTATGTGCCATTTCAAATTCAATTTTGTGAACAATTTGGAGCTGCTACTTTACGTTTAGAATGGTCTATAAATGGTGGCGGTTTTGAAATAATACCTCGTGAAGCATTTTATATTAATAGAGAATTATGTAGTTATAAATTTAATTTTAATTATGTTCAGGAAATTGGTGCTAGAGTAAATTCTGTTGTTCCACAAGTGCCGCCAAGACCGCCTCCGCCACCACCCCCTCCTCCAACTACTCCAAGAACTTGGACTTTTACATTTGGTACTGGAGTATATGCTAACACGAGTGCTCCAACTCAAGCAAGCTTATCAGATGGTTTTTGGGATAGAGCAAATTCAGTATGGGGTTCATTTGCTGTTGTGAGACCTTTTATTATTGCTGATTTTGGAACGTTAATTACTATTAATAGTATTACAGTTGGACCAATTAGTCCAGGTTTTGGAGGATGGGGCTGGAATTATTTAAACGGTGCTTCTCTAGAGTATAGCCGAGATGGTGCTAATTACTTTGTAGTAGCTAATATTAATCAACCGAATACTTCTCAAATGACAAGAACTTATCCGGGTGGTTTCCAAGCAAGATTTGTTAGAATTATATATAATGATAATCAACAACGTTATTTAGGCGTAGGCACATTTACATTTACATAACCGAAATTGTTATTTATCAGTAGGCATATGTAGAATTACAATTATTGATTACTCCACACAGATGGATACCTAGTAATAATGATAGTGTGGTCCAAGTGGTTTGACTAATGAGTATGGAAGTTAATGGGGATAATTTTATTCAAAATGTAATATTATTATGTGATTAATCATTTTTTGTGATAAATAAATAACAAATATAAATATATGAGCAAATATCTTTATATTTTTGGATTATTGATATTATTTTTGATATTTGGATACGTTATGAACCGAGGTAATCCGTCGCATCAAGAATATACAGAACATTTTTCTAATGGTGTTCAGCTTAAAGAATGTATTGAACCAAAAAAAATATATGATAAATTTTATAGTAGTATCTATGATGAGTTGTTAACATCTCCTGCTAGAAATCAATTTGAAGTTTTACAAGTTAAGGAAACATTATTAAAAAAGTATAAAAATGGAAAACCATTGATTTTAGATATAGGTTGTGGTTTAGGGCATCAAGTAGATTTATTTAATCAATATAAATACAATGCGAAAGGATTAGATATTTCAAATAATATGATTGAGATAGCTAAAATAAAATATCCATTATTAGAATTCAAAAGGGGTAATATGACAGATAAAACACTATATGAACCAAAATCTTTTACGCATATAACTTGTTTTTTTTATAGTGTTTATTATATAGAAGATGTTCATCAATTATTTGAATGTGTAAATAGTTGGTTAAAAACGGGTGGTTATTTTGTAGTCCATTTAGTTGATAAGCGTAAATTTGACCCGGTTCTTGAAAAAAGCAGTGGATTAATTCCTTTGTATAATCCGCAAAAACTGAGAAAAAAAACAAAAACTATTTTAAAATTTAATAATTTTAATTATGAAGCAGACTGGGACTTGGATAATAAGCCGGTTATATTTAGTGAAATATTTCGTTTTAAAGATGATAAAATTCGAAAAAATAGACATACTCTATATATGTTTCCTATGAAAAAATATGTAGATACGGCTGAACAAACTGGTTTTAAATTACGTAATACAATAGATATGGCTATATCTAATCATCCATTTAATTATTTATTTTGTTTTGAAAAAGTATATGGATAAATTTCATTATGTTGTATTATATCATAATCATTAAATTCTTGTTCCATACTATTTAATTGTTCAGTAGAAACATTATTAGTATCTTTTTTTTTTTCAAAATTATGAATACCTAAACATTTATGAATATGATCTTGGATATGAAATACATATTCTATTTTATTTAATATATTGCCCATTTTCTTTATATATATTATATATATAAAATGAGTTGTCAAGTGTTATTAATTGGATGTAATTATCCAACTAGTTCATATAAATTATCTGGATGTATTAATGATGGTCTATTGATCAAAAAAATGCTAATTGATAATTTTAATGTTAAAAATGAAAATATTATATTTATGCGTGATGATATATATAGTTTGAATGATCCATTATTTCCAAGTTATGATAATATTATTAAAAGTTTAAATAAAGTAATAGCTAATTCAATAGCTAATTCAATAGCTAATTCAATAGTTGAAAAGTCTGAAAATATATATATTCATTTTTCTGGTCATGGTAGTTTTATTAAAGATACTTCGGGTGATGAAACAGATAAGAATGATGAATTTATAGTTCCAGCTGATTATTTTACAAATTATAAAAGAATTACAGATGATGATTTATTTAATTGTTTAAAACAAATTCCAAGCAATACAAAATGTTTTACGGTGTTTGACTGTTGTAATAGTGGAACAGTGCTTGATTTACCAATTAGTTATACATACCAAAATAATAATTTTATTGAAAGAGAAGAAAATAAAAATAATAGTTTAAATGATAAATCTACTATAATTTCTTTAAGTGCTTGTAGAGATGATGAATATGCTCTTGATGTTATACAAAATGGTAAATCTAATGGAGCTATGACACTTGCTATATTTTCGGTTTTAACTCGTAATCAATATATATTAGATTTAAAAAATTGTATTATTCAAATTCATGATTATTTGAAATCAAATAAATATACTGGTCAAAGACCAGTGCTGTCGTGTAATAAAAAAATAGACTTGAGTGAAAATTATTATAATTTTAAAGGTCCAAATCCAAATAGTACTATTTTAGTTATAGATAATGTGCCTGTATCAATAATAATGCCGCCGCAGTCAACATCTAATACACAATCCCCTACACAACCATTAATACCTCCCTTAACAACTCCAACACAAACAAAACCGCCCGCAACAACTCCTACACAAGCAAGACCGCCCGCAACAACAACTAATAACAATTTGGTATCAATAGAAAGTGTTTTAGATATGATTTTGAAAAATAAGTTGTGTACAAAACAAGAATTAAATAACATAATTGAGAAAATAACTGCTTAGTATAAAAAGTTATATATAATATATATGTTAGATTGGATATATTCAAATTTAGGGTCTATATCTCAAATAATATTATATATAACTATATTTTTAATTATATTTGTCTATATTTATTTTTCAGGTAATAAAGAACATATTTTTAATAATTGGAATGAGTATCGTATGAAACCATATATTATACCTATAGCTGGATTTATAAAACCAGAAGTAGGTAAATCATCAATAGAGAGTAGTATTAAAAATGTGTCAGATATATTATGGACATTAATAAGAAAAATGTTTAATTTATTAACATTCCCATTACAATTTGTTTTACGTATAATTAATAGAATAATAGCTGATATAGGTAATGTGATTAATAGAATACGTCAGCAAATGAGAATTATGCGTAATTTTTTAAAACGAATAATAATGAATATGATAAAACGTATTGAAAATATTATTGCCGCTTCAATTTTTACATTTGGGAAAATAAATGATATGACCAAACGTCAATTAGGTATATATCAAAATTTAGTCTATATGTTACAAACAATTGCCGTTACTTTGACAACATTTGTAAGTGGAACTTTTGGTAAATTAATTGACGCTGCTGAAATAGGTATTTGGGTTTTACCTATATTTACCCTTGGTGCTCCGGGTATAGTATTTCCCTTAATGACTGTTTGTTTTACTCCTAATACAATTATTTTAACTTTAAATGGTGAGGAAACAATATCAAATATAAAAATAGGTGATATTTTACGAGATGGTTCAAAAGTAATATCTAAGATGAAATTTATTAATATAGATAATATATTTAGTTATAAAGGTGATTTTGTAAGTGGTAGTCACTATGTGTATGAGAATAATAAATGGATACGTGTATGTGATAGTATATATTCTAAGGAAATAGAATATAGTGGTTATTTATATAATATAAACACGAGTAGTAATATAATTTATTCAAAAAATAATATATTTTTAGATTATGATGAATATGAAACTCGGTATCAATCTGAAATAGAAAATCAATTGTTTTTATCTAGATTAAATAATATTGAAACACCAATAGATAAATGTGAGATAGAAGGTAAATGTCGTTATAGAATAGGTTTAGGATGTGATACTTTAATTTGTGGTAAAAAAATATCTAATTTAGAGTTGGGTAGTAAAATTATTAATAATGATTATGTATTAGGTATAGTAGCACATAGTGTCTTATCTACGGATAATGTATATTTATTAAATGAAAATTATATGACAGAGTGGACAAAAGTTTTGTATAATAATAGTTGGATATGTGTTCGTGATCATCCAAATGCCAAATTAGTAGAATACACTTGTGATAAACTCTATAGTATAATAACAAATTCTCATACTATACAATTAGATAGTGGTTTAATTGTGCGTGATTTTTTAGAAATGTAGTAAATTGGGTAAAAATAAATTTTCCCTTGGTATGGCATTAAAAGTTCCTTGTTGGTTAATACGCCATTTTAACATAATATAGTTATCTCCTCCTTCATATGCTAATAATCGAAATGGAAATCTAGTTCCAGCACCAGCATTAAAAGCAGAAGTCATATCTACCGGTGGTCTATTCCTTGTTAATGCGTCAATAACTAAGATAACACTACTGCCATTATTATTAAGAACCTGAAATCTAGAACCGGCCGATGTTTCCAGTTGAAACTCTGTCATATTAGCATGTTGTGGTATTAATATATTTCCTATAAATTCAAACATCCTGTTCCGAGTTAGATCTGGTGAGAAAAATGGCATCATAGGTGTTGTCATGTAATAATTAATATTTGGAACAATATATTCTCTTTCTAGAGTGCCTAGACTTCTTAAATTAATTGGATGCGTGTTATTGGGAACAGTTGTGATATTATTAAAAATTCGCACTAATATTCCTCTATTATTTGATAAATCTGTGTTAGGTAAAGATCTCTGTTTATTATTAATGGCGTCATTTACATTTTGTTGTAGTGCTTGTTGTAATGTAATATTCATGCCATTTATTCGAGCATTCGTAACATTGAGACCTTGGTTGTAGATATTATTTATTCGTGTATTAACTTGTTGATTTTGTGGTAAAGCTGAAATATATGAGCTTACTGAAGGTTGTAATTGTCTATTTATAGTATTATTTAAAGTAGTATTAATATTATTATCTGATCTGAGAAATTGATAGCTACCGGGCCAAGAGCCATAATTATGAGTTCGTACTCCATTCCTATTAGTTCCAGTATAACTTGACCTTGGTCCAACCATTTGAATAAATACATCACCACGTTGTCCATTTGTTAACACACCCGCATGAACAGCTGACATTGATATAGCCGAATCATCTGTATATACGTCTGTTCCCCAAACAGCACCGCCACTTAAAGAACCTAATATATTTAATCTAAATATTGTGTTTTGATATCCACTTCTATACTGTGTCATGTTTCCAGGATTGCCATTTATAATAGTAGTAGTAAAACCATTAGGTATAGTCGGTGTATTACTAACAGTTAAGTTTCTATCGGAAATTGTATTATTTCGTTGTATGATACCATCTCTATTTGTACTAATAAAATTGGCGTCATTATATAGGGTAGTTTTAAGTCCATCTATCTTTTGTCTTAGATTGAAACTGCGTCTATTAATTTCATCTTCTAACAAACCAGTTGCTGCATTTAGATTTGTAAAGTTAGTGTATAATGTATTATAATATTCTCCATAATTATTATTTTGTAATCGTGTTTCTAATTTATCATTTTGACTGACTGTATTTTCATAACTTCCAGTATATATATCATAACTACCTAGGACCGTATTATTTTGTAACCTCTGATCGAACCCTTCTAAAAAAGTTTTGTCTTTTGTTAATTTTTTATAATACTGCGATAATGCTATAATAATTACTATTAATATAATATAAATTAGTCCAAATAAATACATTTATATTATATTATGAATATATTTTTCTAATAACTCTCAACAACTAGTCTATATGTAATAGATGTTCCAATATTAGGATTTTCTCGTGTAATTCGACATATGTCTCCTGGTTTCATCCCATACCATTTTGCTACTGGGTCTCTTTCTAAAAGAGTTGGTAATTGTTCAATTTTATTTAAAAAATAAATTTCTTTTAATTCATTTTTAATTGTAGGTAACATTAATTCATGTTTAGGAACTAAATGATGTTTAGATACATTAAATGTAAGTTGCTTATACCAAAATACTTCATCATACTTATTAGATGTTCTTGTCTGTTGTTCATTAGGTTTTTCATTTGTGCATATAACTATAATTAATATTTCATTTTTTTTTAAATTATAAATGCTTCTAAATTTTTCAATATTTGTAATTAATCCCTTAGTATCTTGTAAAAAAATAATTGCTATTTTTTGATATTCATTTTCAAAATTAAAATTTAATTGTTGATAAGGAGAACGAGATAAATTAGCATTATTATATATTTCTTCTATTGCTTCATAGGGTATCATATTATATAGGTCTAGACTTCCTCTTTCAAATTTACATCTAGTTAAAAGTTGTTCAGATCGATCATATAACATTTCAATAACATTTTTTCTAATAAGATAATAATCACGAACGGTTATGTCCATATATTATATTATTAGATTTTAATATATAAGTATGTTGTCTTTAATCCATAAATATAAAATATGTACGTATTTATTAATAAATGAAAGTACCTTTTTGATAAAAGATTATATGCAATATCGATCTATTTATTATTTTTTGAGTAGATATTATTGTAAATCCTTAGAATGTATATTTTATGGGACTAATCAATGTTTATTTCGTTCTAATGATATATTATATAAAATATCATTTGATAAAAGTAGTGATATAAATAATTTTAGGTGTAATAATTTTGGAATAATTTATGATGTAATACAATTGGAAACAGGACATATTTTGTATATATTAGAATTTATTAAAAGTATGTTAAGTAAAGAAATAATAGTAAAGAATATGATTGTTGAACCGTTTATATTGTTATATAGTTTGACAATTGATTATATGACTGCGTTATCGATATTACATAAAAATAATAAAATTCACTGTAATGTCAAGCCATTAAATCTGATGATAAACAACAATATAGGAAAACTGGTTGGATTAGATGATCTTGTAGATATTGTTCCTAAAGATATTTATTATTATTTTACAAGTGGTTCCATAGAATATTTAGCGCCAGAAAGATATAAATATTTTAAACAAAATGGTTTTTTTGGTATGACAAGTATATATAGTGATATATGGGAATTATTTTATAGTATTTTATGTATAATTGATGTGATAGATGTAGATGAATTTTTTTATTTATTGTATAATAATGATACTTTATTAGAATTTTATATATTAAATCGGATTGTGAAAGTATTTCGTTTAGAATTGAGTAATACAATTATGGTGTTAGTTTCAAAATATGTAAATTTGTGTATTTTAGGTTTAAGTATGTGTCCATTAAAAAGAAATAATGCTAATTATTATTTAGAGAAATTAATAGGTTATAGAAATATAGTATGTTAAAAGTATTTGTGGATTATCGTGAAAAGTCTTTAATTTCATTATTAAAAGTGTCAATAGAAGTAGTTAATTTAGAAATGGGTGATATAAAGTTTGAATATAATGGTAAACCCATATTAATAATAGAGCGAAAGAGTATAAGTGATTTAAATAGTAGTATTCGTGATGGTCGTTATCATGAACAAAAACAGCGTATAATAAGTAACATAGATAGACATCGCATAGTATATTTAGTTGAGGGTGAAATTCCGGAGGGAAATGTTTATATTGACCGTAATAAAATATATAGTGGTATTTTACATACTATATTTCGTGACCGTTTAATTGTGTATAAAACGGGTAGTATATTAGAGAGTGTAGAATTTATTAGTGAGTTAGTGAATAGAATAAATACTAAATCTGTAGATTGGTTAAATTATTTAGATGGTAATTGTGTGAATAATAGTTTGGATGTGGATAAAAAGGTTTATGATAAAGTTGCGTCAAAAAAGAGTGATAATAATACTCCAATTGTAGCATTTATAAATATGTTAGCTCAAATTCCAGGTTGTTCAACTAAAATGGCTGAAAAGATTGTAGATGCGTACAAAACTATGCCAGTTTTAATAAAATCATTAGAAGAGGGTGGTGAGAAATGCTTAAAAGATTTAAAATTAGATAATCGTAAATTGGGTCCAATTTTAAGTTGTCGTATTTATAATTATTTTTTTGGTATTACAACGGATTCATAAATAGTATTCACTCTGGTTTCTAATTGGTCTAATATTTTTCAATCTAATATTTCGAAACGATACTAAACATTACACCATAATTACATATTTGATTTGAAACTATTTTGTTTTTAATAAACATTTCCCATAAAAAAGGTTGATTAACTAACATTAATGAAGTATTATCATATGTTTTATAAATATCTAATTCAGGATAGTCTAACATATTACCTATCAGACTTGAACCAGCACTAATAGTATTAATACTAAAAACAACTTTATCTAATGATTTTACTATTTCTAAATATTTAATTTCTAAGAATTGACACAATCTTCTATAATTACTCTGTAAAATTAAACTAATATATTTACTATATTCATCGGGTGTATCAAGAGCGCAAGTTATGGAAGAACCTTTATATTGGTTTAGAGTATCAACTGTAAGATCAGATATTCTAAAATTATTCGTTTTTTTAAAATTAAAGATTTCATTATAATAAGGGCTGTCTATATCAGAAACTACAAATAATCTATTATCAGTGTAAGTATTTAAAATTAAACCAATTGTAGTAAGTGTAAAAAAAATATTAGTTTTTTTTAGTATATTTTTTTCACGAACATTAGTTGCATTTGAGCGTGTTGCCATAAGAGTACATTTATCTATGATTGAACAACATGAGCATTTATCTCTTTTTAAACTAATATAATCAATCAATTTATCTAATACATTAGAATTTATATCTAGAACATATTTTAAAATACATTTTTTAAGTGCATTTTTTTTTATAAATTTATATATTTCTCTAGCATCCCTTGAAGTAAGCACTGGTATATTATGAAGATATTGATCTTGTAATGGTTGATTAAAAAACTCATCCGATTGAATATAAGCTACTTTTTGCATTATATATTAAACTGAGCTATATTTTATTAAATCATTTGAAAATATTTATAATTATTTTCTTGGTATTACAACGGAATCAAAAATAGTATTTACTTTATTTTCTAACCGGTCTAATCGTTGATTTATAGTTTCTAATATTTTTAATATATCCTTACTCTGGTCAGTTAAAAATGAAAAATTTGGACTACACGATTTAGAATATTTATTATTATCAATTTCCATGGGGGATGGTGCATAATGTT